CTCAGATACTAACAGGAGATCGAATTGACAATATCATCGGTATCAAGGGAATTGGTGCAGTTAAAGCGGAAAGGATTCTTAAAGAATGCAAAGACGAAAACGAAATGTATCTTGCTGTACTCGAAGCGTACAAAGGAGACTCGGAGCGAGTACTGGAAAACGGACAACTCCTGTGGCTACAAAGGGAAGTAAACCAAGTTTGGCAACCGCCTCCATTGTCTACATCGAGTGGGTCGATGCAGTCTCAGACGGAGGATGGGAAGACGAAGTAAAGGTAGATATACATCCGGTTAGAACTATAGGCTACTTAGTATCAGAGACTAACGATGGCATCTGCCTAGCTTCTACTGTGTCCGGTGAGATGAGTAACGCAAGGATGCATATACCAAAGTCATGGATTGTGAAACGAAAGGAAGTTAAACTTGAAACCCCAGTCAGCAAAAGCAAAAGGAAGAAACCTACAAAAGTGGGTCAGGGATAAGATACTAAGTACCTTCCCTAGTCTACAGCAAGACGACGTACGCAGTACTAGTATGGGTGCAGGTGGTGAAGATGTACAGTTAAGTCCGGCAGCTAGAGAGTTCTTTCCTTACCAAGTGGAGTGTAAGAACCTAGCAAAGATTGCTGTATATAACTACTACGAACAAGCTAAGGAACATGGGTATCATCAACCAGTAGTGTTCATTAAGCAGAATCAAAGTAAACCACTAGCGATTATAGATGCAGAATATTTTTTTAAGATGGTGAGCAAATGAGTTGTAACAATCATAGCTATGAGTCTCAACTTTCTGAACTTGCCGATGAGTTATATGATCGTGAGTGTGAGATTGAAACTCTAGAGGTTGAAACAAGGATGATGAGAGCAAGGATGGATCGTCTGTCAGAAGAGAACACATTGCTTATCAAACAAGTTGATGCTCTCTTATTGATGGTTAAGAGTAACGATGCTGAACGACTTAAAGTAATTCAAGAAGTTTGGCAGAACACTATGGAGAAACGTGGATGAACGACGAATACATTTTAAACTTTAAGGATGCAAACCGTAACATTAGTCATTGCTTTGTTGTTAATGATTCAGACCCGCACTGGGAAGTACATCGACAGTTTATTACTTTCTTAAGTGCAGTATACGGTTATGACTTACATGGAGAATACTCACAAGAATGAAGATACTTTTACTTGACATTGAATCCAGTCCAAACGTAGCACACGTGTGGGGAATCTGGCAGCAGAACGTAGGTATCAATCAGCTGATGGAGTCTTCTTATGTATTATGTTGGGCAGCAAAGTGGCTAGGCGACGACGAGGTTATGTTTGATTCTGTTCACATCTCTAAACCAAAGAAGATGTTGAAACGAATTCATGACTTGATCTCTGAAGCTGATGCAGTAGTTCATTATAACGGTACTAAGTTTGATATGCCTACGTTAAACAAGGAGTTCTTATTGCAAGACATGAATCCTCCCGCTCCTTACAAGCAGATTGATTTGTTAAGGCAAGTACGTAGTCAGTTCAGATTCCCTAGTAACAAGCTAGATTATGTAGCACAACGACTAGGTTTAGGTAGCAAGACTGCTCACGAAGGGCATGAGCTATGGGTTAAATGTATGAATAAGGATAAAGATGCTTGGTTTAGAATGGAAGAATACAATAAGCAAGACGTTATCTTGCTTGAGAAGTTATATGTTAGGTTGTTACCTTGGATTAAAAACCACCCTAATCATAATCATCAAGCAGATGGTGCTGTGTGTCCGAGCTGTGGTGGTACTCACTTACAGAAGCGTGGTATTTCTGTTACAACTACCTCTACTTATCAGAGATATCAATGCAGAACGTGTGGCTCATGGAGTCAGGGAACGAAGCAAACAAAATCGTCAGTAGAGGTTAAGCCCTTATGAGTGGAGACCATAACATGAATCAGATAAGAGAAGGCTATAGACACTATGATAGTCCAGTAGCTATGCCTGATCTAGGTCAACCTAAAGAGTTTACTCTTGATGAATATTTTGCCGGTTTATACAAACTTATGGAAGATACAGGCAAATCAGTTAAAGATCAACAGGTTGCAGGTAGTCACTATCAACGTGCTATCCAACCTTGGGATATTATTTCTGAATGGGAGCTTGACTTTTGGGAAGGAAATGTGTTAAAATATCTGTTACGTTGGAAACATAAAGACGGTGTACAGGATCTAAAGAAGGCAAAGCATTATTTAGAATACTTAATTGAAAGGGAATTAAATGACGACTAAGAAACAAACAGTGAGCTTTAGTAAGTTCTTTCCGGAGGACAATGCATTCGTATCATTATCAGGAATGTTTAATCCAAATGCGAAAGACATCTTTGATGAAGAGTTCGATTTAGATCTTACGATTCAATCAGCAGGTGGACGCTTTGTGAATCTTTACTCATGGCTAGACACTAACGAGTCTACATTGAAACAGATGAAAGCTATTCACGAAGCTACAGGTAAAGCAATCGAGTTCTACGAAGCAGCACGACAAGCTAAGAAAGAAAAGAAAGCTAAGCCTATCAAAGTAGAACCACGAGTAACAAAGCAACGTAAGTAAAATGTATCCGTTGACGCTACAAGAATTACAAGAGAGGCTGAAACGTTTAGATGAACTATCTCTTCTAGAGTTATTAGATATAACTTCGGAGGAGATAGTCGAGATGTTTATAGACCGTATTGAAAATAACTATGATCAACTGATGGATGAAGTTGACTATGATGGAGAAGAAGAAGACAATGAGTAGATATGAATTAACACCTTACAATACCTTCATTGCTAAGAGCAGATACTCTCGCTACTTAGATGATAAAGGTAGACGTGAACACTGGGGTGAAACCGTAGCACGTTACTTTGATTTCATGACTAAGAACTTGAAAGAGAAGAATGGCTATACGTTAACATCTGAGTTACGTGCAGAGTTAGAAGATGCAGTAAAGCATTTAGATGTAGTACCAAGTATGAGAGCAGTGATGACAGCAGGAGCAGCACTAGAGCGTCAGAACGTAGCAGCATTCAATTGTTCATACCTACCTATCGATGACCCTAAAGCATTCGATGAAGCTATGTACATCTTGTTATGTGGAACAGGTGTAGGATTCTCAGTGGAGCAACAATATGTTAAGCAATTACCTGAAGTACCGGATAAGTTGTATGATAGTGAAACTACTATTGTGGTGTCGGATTCTAAAGAAGGATGGGCTAAATCACTCAGGCAGTTACTGGCTTTATTGTACTCTGGCGAAGTTCCAAAGTTTGACTTGTCGAAGGTTAGACCTGCAGGTGCACGACTTAAAACGTTTGGAGGAAGAGCTTCAGGAGCTAAGCCATTGGAGGATCTCTTCAAATTCGTTATTGCTAAGTTTAAAGGTGCAGTGGGACGGAAGCTTAGTTCATTGGAGTGTCATGACATTCTCTGCAAAATCGGGGAAGTTGTTGTCGTGGGCGGTGTACGCAGATCAGCGATGATTTCATTGTCTGACTTATCTGATGATAAGATGGCTCATGCTAAAGCAGGTGCATGGTGGGATGGTCAAGGTCAACGTGCCTTAGCTAATAACTCAGCTACTTATTTAGAGAAGACGGGCATCGGGCAGTTCATGCGTGAGTGGACAAGTATTTATGAGTCACATAGTGGCGAGAGAGGAATCTTTAATCGTGATGCATCACAGAAACAAGCAGCAAAGAATGGCAGGAGAGACGCTACTTACGACTTTGGTACGAACCCTTGCTCTGAGATCATTCTTCGCCCTTATCAGTTCTGTAATCTATCCTCTTGCATTGTGCGTAGTACTGATACTGTGGAGTCTTTGGAGCGTAAGATTAGGTTGGCTACGATTCTTGGAACTTTTCAAGCAACGTTAACTAACTTCCCCTACCTACGTAAAGTATGGCAGAAGAACACTGAAGAAGAAGCGTTGTTAGGGGTATCAATGACAGGCATTCTAGACAATGCTTTATTGAATAACCCTGATGATCCTGAATTACCTAAACGATTGGAGAGATTAAGAGATGTGGCAATCACAACGAATGCTGAACTGGCTGCAGCTGTTGGTATTAACCAGTCTGTTGCTGTTACTGCTGTTAAACCTGAAGGGACAGTTTCTCAGTTATGCAGTACTGCAAGTGGTATCCATCCTCAGCATTCTAAGTTTTATATCAGACGTGTTAGGGCGGACAACAAAGATCCTTTAACACAGTTCATGATTCAGTCCGGCTTCGTAGCTGAACCATGTGTGATGAAACCTGAAAGTACTACAGTGTTTTCATTCCCTGTGAAGGTAGCTGATGGTGCGTTGTTACGTGAAGAGTTGTCTGCTATTCAGCACTTGAAGTTATGGTTGTTATTCCAACGTCATTACTGTGAACATAAACCTTCAGTAACTATCTCTGTTAAAGAGCATGAGTGGATGGAAGTAGGAGCTTGGGTATATGAACACTTTGATGAAGTAACTGGAGTATCATTCCTACCTATGGATGGTGGCACATATCGCCAAGCACCGTATGAAGAATGTACTGAAGAGCAATACAATCAGTTACGCTTGTTAGTTCCGGAAGAAGTAAACTGGGATAGCTTCAAAGAGTATGATGATAACGTAGAAGGTGCTCAGACGTTGAGTTGTACTGCCGGAGGTTGTGAGATTTAAGTTTAAGAGGGGAAAGCGGATGGTGGGTAAATGGATTGAGACTACTTGGTCGACCACTGCAGCGAGTACCCTCACCTATTAGGAGGTATAATGAGCGTAGAGTTAAGTGTTATCCGAGGACTATCTCTCGGTATTGAGTACCTGAACGGTGAAGACGCAGGAGATGATGATGTATCAGTCTATGTTGTAGTTGACTTAGGCTTCTTACGATTGTTATTTACTACGTACAAGCCTATGTAATTTGTATAGTGACAGGACTAGTAGAGTTGTTAATGATTGGCATCAGTGCACTCATAGCGACTTTACTAGATCCTATCCAATCTGATTTACCATCCCATGTCATCCCAACGAGTATGCATCCTTCAGTATTCTCGGAAGAGTTACCGCTGTGTATTCGTATGCCTGTAAACCCATCGACATCATGGAGTAAAGGTAGTCTAACCTTAAATCTGTTGGACAAGGTAACAGAAACATTGTAAGTTCCTCTAGGGATTGCTGTTTCATTCTGTACTTTCCATGAACTAACCGGTTGACCTTCTACTTCTCTGACCTTATCTTCAAGTGTATAACAGATAGGAGATAATCCGTACTTACTCTCTTCGTATAACTGACCTACTGTGAATGTTTCACCTTCATGTATACGCTTGAGTACTAAGTTCATTTAATCCCTTTGATCTTCTCAAATGTTCTTAAGCTACCTAAACCTAGCAATGCAAAGACTAACTCCATTAAGATGTTTGACATCAATGCAGGAGGAGTGATAGGTAATTGGAATGTAGCTACAGCCCACAACAAGATGTTATATAGCACAAAGTTATAGAACAATCCAAACACACAGATCCATCCAATAGCAGGTCTCCATCCGGACTTGAATAAGTTCTCTGACTTAGCTTCTTCTTCATTAACTTTAATCTGTGCTAATGCTAGTTGAAAGTCTTGGTCTTGAGCAGCTTTGTATAACTCTGCTTGTGCCTTCTCTCTAGCATCCTTGTCAGGAATTACTTTGTCTAGTAACTTAGCACCAATCTCTAGGATGGATAGAACAGGTATCATTTGTTTTTCTTCCTTGATTCTCTAGCTTCTTTATCCCACTGGTTAACTTGTACTAAGTACTCATCTAATGTCTTAAGCAGTTGCTTCTGCTGATCTGTTCTGCTATTAGCAGTAGCTGCATAGATTTGTTTCTTAGCGTCTTCTATGTCTTTCTTAATCAACACCCAGTTCTTAGCACTTACTTCAGCAGGATCAAACTTAATCTGTCTGATACCTGTAGCTGTTTGTAATCCACGTTCACCTTCAGGTGCGTCAGTACGTGACTCACGCATGTTACCAAAGATACTTGGAGTTGTAGTAATCTTACCAGTTACTTCATCTTTAGTACGAGTACCGAATATACCGTTAGGATTTAATCTGTCTACTTCGTTAGCCAAGATAAAGTTAGAGATAGTGTGTGCTGTCTTAGCACCAATCTTCATACCTAAGAAGTCTACTTCCTGTCCTTCAAACTCTCTAATGTTTTTCTTACGGAAGAAGTCATAGTTAAGTAATAACTGTACTGGTTCTTTCAAGACAGGGTTCAAAGATCCTGTAGCTGTTGAAGCAGCTGAAGATATCTTACCCTTCTCAAACGGACTAGTAGGTCTGTTACCTGTGTTGAACGGATTAGTCAATAAGTTCAAGTCAGCAAACGGTATGATACCTGACAACGGAATAGCTGTTGACTTACCTGTAATAGGATTACTAATGTAGATAGGCATCTGATCTTTAACGTAATCAGGTACATCTTCTGCAGCTGGTTTTTCAACACCTGCTTCTACGTTCTGTTTGAAGATATTAATCTTATTGATCTTCTCAGGAGTAGTGACTAAAGCTTCTAACTGTAGAGGAATGTTCTTACGTGACCATGTGTAGAAAGGCATGGCTCTCTTCATCACGTTCTGCTCAAACGGGCTTAGTGAACCGTAGTCAAACAAATACTTCTGTACTGCCTTACCTGCGTCTTCGTATGATGCACCTTTCTTGACACGATCTAAGAATAAAGCAACACGTGAGTTGTCTTCGATGGCAGCACCAGCAGCAAAACCTGCTTTAAGTAAAGGATTCTCTGTACCTACAGTCTTACTTGCTACTTGCTTTAAAGACTCAGTAGCTGAACGTAGATTCTTAAATGACAAAGGTTGACTTATTCCTAGTTTACTCTCAATAACCTGAGCTACATCAGCACCATATTGACCTTCTCCGATTACACCACGCTTAGCCATCTCTTCATAAATTTCTTTAACTGGCTTACCGTAGATACTACCGTCTAAATTATTTTGTGCAATCTTGTATTGAATTACAGCAGCATCTTTGTAACGTAGTGGGTTATCAACACCGGCTAAGTAGTTATTCCATAAGTTACCAATAGTGTTCTTAACGTGATACGAAGGACGAACACCTAAAGACCACATCTTCCACCAGTTAGTAGCACCGTCGAGTACTTTTAAGAACTGGTTTATTGCTTGATCGTTAGTAGCGATACCGTGAATACGTACAATACGGCTCTTAACTTCAGGAGGAAACTTAAGATTTGGAATCTCTGGAATAGTTACATAGTTCTTAGGTGCAGTTGCAGCATCAACACCAAACTCTCTTGATACATCATCAAGAATCTTCTTACCTGCAATAGCATTAGCTGCTTTAAATGCATAGATACCTTGGACTACAGCAGGATCGTTTCTGAATCTAACAGCATCGTCACCGAATAAAGCTTTAGCATTTATGTTCTGTACTGTGTCATCAATCTCACGAGTTAATGCTTGTGTATTCTTAGCAGAAGGACGTGATGAAATAGTCAATGCTTGATTGTTGACAATGTTATCTAAATCTTTTGCTCTGATATGAGGGAAATAAGTCTCACCTAAGTCACCTATTTTAATACCAGCAGCAAGTTGATCTTCACGTAATTTCTTAAATGTGTCAATCATATTCTGTTCTATCGCACCTACAGCATCATCACCTAGCTGACCGATTTCAATGTCGTTAGCAATCTTAGCTCTTAAATCATCAACAGATACACCTGTTTGCTTAGACAATACTTTGATTTCTTTGTTTACAGCTTTAGCGTCACGAATACCTTCGTTAACTGCCTTGTCTCTAGCGAACCTAAAATTAGCATAGTATTCATCAGCCTTGTCAATGTTCTTAGAACGTAGCATGAAGGCTTTATATAGTTCATTGTCAGCAAGTTTACCCGGAACTGATACAGCACCTGCGATAGGCTTGATAACAGTTTCTTTTAATGCTTGGAACGGTGCACCAAGAGCAGCACGATCAACAATAGAGTCACCAGCAAATCCGATAACAGAAGCAATGATAGGGTTCTGTTCTCTGAACTCTTGAGGTAAAGCTTCTAGTGTACCTGTCTTAGCCTCTCCTTTGAAACCTTTAAGAGCAGCTGCCTTAATACGTGCTTCATTCTCAGGAGTCATTGTATTCATAGTTTTTTGAAGCATAGCAAACGGAGAATTTAAATCAGCCTGAGTAGGTTGATTCTCACGTTCGATCTGACGCATCTCTTTAGCACCGCCTAAAGCAGCTTGACCCGGACGGCTTAGATAATCTAAAGCATCCATCAAGAAGTTACCTGTCTTCTTTAAGCTTTGCTGTACAATCTCAGGTGATGCTCTATAGATAGTACCTGAAACATCAGCGACAGCACTACCTACATCTTTAACAACTTGAGGAGTAGCAGCAGATATCTTAGCACCTGCTTGTCTGTATGTTTCAATAGCAGGAACTTCTGCAGTCGCTGCTGAAGGAGCAGCTGGTGCAGGAGCTTTATATTGTGATTGAGCGTATGAAATTGCTTGTGCTTCTGTAGCACCTTCTGGAGCATTAACCTCAATCACAGTTCCGTCTGGAGCTGTAACATTAAATATAGGCATTTAGATCCTTACTTTTTAGCTGGTGCTGGTTTAACCGTTGCTGACCATCCGTCCGTAGCTGGAGGCACTGAGCTCTTACCGCCAGTCCAAGGTTGACGCAATGCAATTCTCTGAGCACTTACTAAGGATGTGTTTAATTGATCAGCACCTTGTAGTTTAGCATTAGGATTAGTGTAACCGGCAGCAGCTAACGTATCGATAGCAGCTTGACGTTCGTAATTCCAACGAGTACCTGAATCAAAGTCATTACCAATCTTAGCAAGATCAGCTTTGTTTTTCTTGATAGTTGTTTCAAGACTTTCAATAGTAAGAGCTTCTTTCTTTTCTTTCTGTGCTTGATCTATCAAAGCAGTTTGACCTGCGTTTGATAACTGCATGATCTTTTTGTACTCAGAAGTCTTCTCTAGCTTAGCTTGAATATCCGCAGGTACTTCACCTTCTCCTGTCCATCCGGCTAATTTAGCTTTGTTCTCTAAACGAGTTGTAAGTGTTGATAACTCAGTAGCTAACTGCTCTGGACGTTTAGATACAAACTCCACGTCTTCACGTGTCTGTTTAGTAGCAGCTGTCTCTAGCTTCTGTGCTTCTTGTAAAGCATAAGCTTTAGCATTAGTCATGTCAGCAGGAAGTGCATCAGCAATAGCTTTAAAGTACTCAGGAGTATTAGGACTATACTGAGAACCTACCTCTTGAAGAACTTTGTTTAGAACACCAGCACGTCCTTGCTCAGTAGTCTCACCGCCAAACAAAGAACCACCTAGTTGACCTAAAGCAATACCCATTCTTTCATAAGGAGAAGCAGCTTGACCGTACAAACCAGCCCATAGTTTCTGCTGTTGTAGTTGTTGCTCACGAGGATCATATCCTAGTAAGTTTTTATATAAATCTACTGTAGCCATTATGTATTCCTTATCTCTTATATGCAGCGTAAGCGTTTGCACCGCCAGTCATCAAGCCACTCCAGAATCCAGCGTTAGCAGCATTGGCAGCTTGAGCACCTTGGAAGGCTGTATTAGCAGCTTGTGATAGACCTTGTTGATACATTTGTGAACCAGCAGTCTGACCCGGTTGTTGAGCTTGACCAAGTTGAATACCCATTTGATAAGGCATCTGTGATAAGTTTTCAACGTTACCTGACAAACCTAACAATGTTTGTAACGGTGAGTATGCACCAGCCAACGTAGCTTGTTGTGCTTGTTGTAGTTGTGTACCAGTACCTAACAAACCTGCACCGAATGTTTGTTGTTGCTGTGCAGCTTGATCAGCACCTGCAGCAATCTGTGCATTCTGCTGAGCTAATGCGTTGTAGTACGCAGCCATCTCAGGGTTAGTAGCTTGCATGCCTGTAGTAGTACCACCTGTAGCTAAACCTTGACGACCTGTTTGGAATAGACGGTTACGAATACCTGACAAAGCTTGTTCATTTTGTCCGCCAACTAAACCTTGCTGCTGCGTAATGTAACGTTGTCTGGCTGCTTCCGGTGATTCAGATAAGTAACCAGCACCTAAGTTATACAACTGAGTTGCTTGATCGCCTAAAGCACCAGCTTGTTGTTGCATTGTTTCAGCAGCAGTTAAGCCTTGTCCAAATGTATTAAACAATCTATTTTGTAGATTAGCTAACTCTGGAGCAGCTGTATAACTAGCACCAGATATATACGGCATACCTGTTTTAGGATCGAGTTCTCGTGTAAACTGAGACGAACCAAACCTACTAGTCATTCCTACAGGTCTGAACGCAGCAGAGTAAGCCGCATCTTTTGCAGCTTGAGACTGTTGAGCAGCTGCAGCATTAGCAGCGTCTCTTGTGTCATCAGCTCCAGTAAATATATTTGCTACTGAACTAATTAACTTACCCATTATAAACTCCTACTATAAATTTCATATGTTTCATTATTAGTACCTGTTAAAGGTTGTTCGTATTTAAATCCTATTGATCTTGCAAACTTAGCTAGTTTAGTATTGTCTATCATTGCAACTAAAGGAATACTAACAAGGGTTTGTAATGTATTTAAATCTTTTATAAACTGTTTCTTTACTTCACTAGACCACTTACGTACATCTGTATGAAACCACAACATACCTGCAAAGTGTTCTAAGTACATTGTGTAGTCTTGTTTATTGACTACTGGTATTTTACCAAGAGAATGAGACATAGCCTGTACCACCTACTAAACCTGTACCGCCCTGTGCAGCTCCTCCAAGACTGTTACCGCCTAGACCACCAGCACCATATCCAGTACCGTTCTGTCCTTTACCGTCATATCCTTGACCGGCTGTGTTACGATTAACCATCCAAGAAGCAGTGTTAGAACCAGCGACACCCCCGGGAGAACCAGCAGCACCTCCAAAAGCAGGATTGTTATCACCTACAACACCTGCTCCACCGCCGCCACCAGTAGCTGAGAAAAGAGTTGTAGCTCCTCTCTTAAGTGTAGTAGTACCGCCTGTAGCTCCTGTACTACCGCTACCGTTACCAGCACCTCCAGCACCCACAGTAACTGTTAATGTTTCACCCGGTGTTACAGCAATAGTTTGATTAGAGTAATAACCACCTGAACCACCGTTAGCAGCTCCGTGTCCGTCACCAGAAAATATAGATCCACCACCGCCACCACCTGCTCCAACTAACAAAGGCATTGATAAACTATAAATACCATTAGGTACTACAAAAGAATAAGTACCTGCAGTTGCGTAAGCTTGAGTGCCTGATTCAGGAAAAGCTTTCTTCCAAACACCAGCGTCCTTCACATAAATCTCTTTAGAAGCTTTCCAAACACCAGCATCATTAACATAAATCTCTTTAGGTTCTTTAAAGACACCGGCATCTTTAACAGATATAGTAGGCATTATTAAACCTTATACCAAACATCACCGTTAGAACCACCTGTAGGAGAACTTGTTGATACTGTTCTAGCACCTACAGAGTTAGATCCAACAGAGTTTCCGTTAACAGTAGCACTTGTAATAGTTACACTTGCTAAAGTACCACCAGTAATTGCTACAGCATTTGCATTCTGAGAAGACAAAGTTCCTAAAGAACCTGTAGCTGTAGTAACTGCAGTGTTTACAAAAGCTGTGGTGGCTAACTGGGTTGTGTTAGCACCTGCTGTTGCTGTAGGAGCTGAAGGAGTTCCTGTAAATGTAGGAGATGCTAAGTCAGCTTTAGAACTAACAGCTCCTGAAATAGAATTAAACTCATTATCTAACTCTGTGCCTTTAACAATCTTGTTAGAGTCACCGGTAGGTAGTGTGTCTTTAGTTGTAAAGTTGGTTGCTTTTACATAATTACTCATAGTAGTGTCTTTCCTGTCTTAATAGCAAAGTCAATCTTTTGGATTGATAAAGGTGTTCCGTCAATGTCTGATTCAAATCCTAGTTGTAATACGTTACCTGAACCAGAAGCTGAGATGTTTGCAGAGTCTAAAGCAATACCGTTATTATAAGTAGCTAGTCCATACTCAGCAATACCGTATTCAAATACAAGTACTTGTGCTAAAGTAATACCACGAGAGAAGTAGTTACGTGTATAGTCATAACCCCACTTCATAACAATAGGTTGACCAGAACCACCAATAGCAACTACGTTGATCTTCTTTAGGATCTTAATGATAGTAGCTTGATCAAAGTCAAAGTAGTTAGTGAAGTAAGACATACGATACTTCTGTCCGTTATCTTCATACAAGTCATACTTACCGATGTATCCCGGCTTACCAATATATAACTGTCTATCTTGTGTTACGCAGAATGCAGTAGGTTCAATCTGTTTCCAGATAGTTGTTCTTGCTGCACCGTTCTCTAACGTACCTCTAGTATCAAAGCAATAAGTAAATCCTGAACTAGGTAATGACAATAGATACATAGCATCTGTAGGATAGTACACAGCTTTAATATCTCTCAACTGTTCAGAAGCTACGAGTGCTAGTAACTCATCACGTACGTTCTTTGATACATCTCTGAACGGTAATGACTTCTCTTGAATAACACGTTGTAAAGACTGAACACCAGTACTAGATAAGAACAACAAGTCAGTACCAATAGATTGAACTGAATCTCTAGAAATACACCCAACACCTTCAATAGTATCTGATAATGTTAACTGTGATGGGTCAACTGGATTAGCATATATGACAATATGTTTAGTACAGAATATAATTAAGAATCCATTGTGAGCAGCCAATGCTACAATAGGATCGTTATTAGGAACAACTTCACTGATGTTTAAGTACCCTGAAGTACCTGTTTTCCATTCAGCTGGGTTAAGTAAATCACTAAAGTAAACTGTTTGTCTATCACCTGAGATATCAGCAACCCAGACTCTACCGTAAGATGTCATAACACAGTTAGGAGTAAAGCTAGTTACAGTATGTCCGACAGGTAAATTAGTAGCAATATCTCCAAGTCTTTGTAATCCATAAGCACCTGTATGAGCATGTGCTGTAGCACCTAACTTGTGATATAGTAAAGCAGGATGACCTTCTTGTACTAAAATAGCATGACCTGATGGAGTAGCTCCTGTATCATAAGGCATACCACTAATCTGCCAGTTATCATTACTTATAGTGTATGATAAATTACCAGTGTCTGTACCGTTACGGATAACTCTTTCAGTTAAAGTTGTAGTACCTGTGTATAACTTATTGTTAGCTGCTGAAATAACTTCAATACCGTCATCTTTAACTAGCTCATAGATAGCTTTAAAGTCACCTGTAGACGCTGCAGTGGTATTCACTGGAGTCCACCCTTTACGTGCACCGATACGACCGTAGCGATCGATTACGCAGTTATTAGCCTCTAGTGCAAAACCAGACGACAACTGAACTGACGAGTCTTGGGTATTTAAACCGAAGAAACCCGGAGCAGCGATTGATCCTGTTAGTAGTTGTTCAGCCATTAGCTTGCGAACCACTGACCTTCTTCTTCGTATCTGCTGCTTTCAATTGCAATAGCATCAGCCAAAGATTGATTATAGATTGCATACATTTCGTTAGACTGAATACCACCATCTTCACCACGTTCTGCAATAGCTCTTGCTGTAGCATTAAAGATAATAGGTTCTTCAGGTACTAATAGAATATCAGCGTCAGCTACTAGCTTAGGCTGTGGTTTAATTACGTTGAATCGTACGTTATAAACCTTATCAGGGATAGGGTAAATATCTACCTGAGTATCTCCGTTAACGTTTGTACCGTTAAAGTTATAGTATCTTGGTGATCCTGACTCGCTTGAACTCATCAAGAATAAACGGTTCATCTCCTGTACTGTTTGATATTTGAGATTAAAATCATCAGTATCGTTAATAACATCTACGATGCGGAAGCGTTGACCTGAGCCTACTAATACATAGTTAAAGATACCGTTAGATGTTACAGCTGTTAGAGTATCTGATAATGCATTCCAAGCATAAGCGTCTTCTACTTGTCTCTTAGCATCATTAACAAACTCACCAATAAGCTTTGAATAAGCGTTATCTGCTACGGATGAAACCTCAGTTTCACGTAGTCTTCTTAGTACGTTGTTAACTAAACCGATATAATTCATAGTGTTCCTGTTTTTCTGTGTATATTATAACATACTTTATTTAAAAAGTCAAGCTTTATTTTACCATTTTACTTTATCAGCCCAGTACGCAGCACTCATTTTACCCTTAGCTATGTTCTTAGCATGTCTATCTTTGAATGCTTTATTTCTAGCTGATCCGTCAGGACTACCTTTAACACCTTGCTGACCGAATCTAATTGTCTTAACTTCATCACCGTCTTTAGCCACAACTACGTGTGACTTAGTGGGGTGGCTTGGTGTTTTCTTAGGTTTATTATACCCAGCTACACCGGCACGTTCTAGTCTAGAGTCTTTTTTCATTTCTTTTTCTTAGCTGTCTTAGCAGCATCCTTAAAATCCTTAGCTGAAGGAGCACCTTTAGAGCCTACCTTACGCATCTTCTCATTTGAGCCAGCCTTGATACGAGCTTTCTTGGCTGCGATGTTGGCATATAAACCTTGTTTCATTTCTTAGCCTTATTCTTGGCAGTACGTCCGCCACGTTGAGGAAGTGATTTACCAGCTTTTTGCAGTGCAATAGCTACTGCTTGCTTCTGAGGACGACCTTCTTTAACTATCATTCTAATGTTTTTACTAACTGTCTTGTCTGACTTACCTTTAGCTAGTGGCATAATTATGATCCATTCTGATAAGATGTGTTTTGATGAATTTCCATAGTCAGTATAACTGAGAATGTTGAACCTGCTGCTGGAGTAACTGTTACGTAATCATACTCATCCATTACCATGCGTCCTTGATTGAACTGTAATACTTCACCGCCTCCAACTGACTTAGCTCCAGAGATAACAATAGTAGCTGGTTGACTAACATCATGCCATCCTGATGATACCGATGCTGTAGAACCACCACCGTTAGCAATGAACAATAATGTAGCGATAGCTTTACAGCCTTTAGGTACTGTATACACAGTGTTACTTACACCTGCTGTTAAGTTCTTACCAACTGTTAGTTCTCTCATTTAACTGTCCAATGACTTGTTATGTAAGTGATAATACCACCAACTCCAGAAGCAATGACCATACCCATCCAGAATCCGCCTTTAGACTTATTAGCTAACTCTAGCAGTTCTTCCATCCCAGACTCTAGCTTGTCTATTTTCTTTTCCATAGCTTCTACCTGAGCAGTAAGCTTACCGTATTTGTAGAGGTCTACACCGTTTTCTGTTGTCATAATGTGCCTGTAATAAATAATAATTGCCATGAAGCAGGTAAATCTAAAGTAGATACTTCTAAGCTGTTCAAATTAGCTTCTTGTAGTTGTTGTTCTACTTCTGAAACAGTAAAAGCAGCTTTCATAGAGTTATCAAAATCTATTCTAAACTGTTTAAACTTATCTGATGGAGCGTATTCATTCAGAATAGCTGTTCTAGTTTCTAGATCTTCTACTCTGACCATATCCATTATTAATACTTTAGTACCTTCTTTGCCTACTTGTTTTACAGTATCCCAAAGAACACTAGGGTTAGCTAATTGGTGCAGTAACATACTACTAATAATGCCATCATACTTCTGAGTAATAGTTAAGTCAGGTATGTTTCTATTTTCTAAAGTTACATTAGCTGTAATCTTGCTTTTAGCTTTTTCAAGCATGTTAATAGAAGCATCAATACCTGTAAACAATACGTTAGGATATGCAGTAGTTAGACTAGGGAAGTAGTCACCTGAGCCACATCCAATATCTAAAACAGAACCTTCTGAGTTAAGATTTAATTTTGATAAATAAATATTTATAATAGGAGTCTTATCAAACTCAGAGTAAGCATCTACTTGTAGAGGCTCATTCATTACCTCTGTTTCAAGCACTCTTGGCATTTTTAAGTTCCTCTAAATAGTCCATTGTTTTTGTTACGTCAGCATATCCATCAAGTACTAAAGCATTAGGGTAAAATCTTCGTATTAAGTTTTCTTGCAAATGACCAACAGTTTTGCCCTTCCATTGAGCAGCCACTGTTGTTGGTATTAAATTCTTTTTCCAATGTTGTACAGCAAATAATGGAAATCCTACAGCAGCTCCTTCAAGACGCATACCAGCTCCGTGAGATTGTCCATTATGGAGAACTGGACTAGGCTCTAATAAATCTTCAGACGCTCTTACTTTAATTACTTCCACATTAGGATGCTCATGAATAGGTACTTTTGGTTGTGCATGAATTAAATACAATTCAATTTGAAACTGTCCTTTTCTAAAAACACAAACAGCTGTTGCATCATCTGACTTAAATACTTCAACATTCTTTGGAAATAAAAAAGGACAACCAGCTTGTACCCACCAATCATAAAAATCTTCTACGTTATTCCAAGATTCTGGTATTGAGGCAATGTCAAATTGTGTTTTAGTTAATAGATTTCGCATCCTTAACTCCCTCTAATAAATATTCTACAGGTAACTCAGTACCGTTATCTATCCCTGACCAATGCTCAAATCCGTTTTCATCTATTAAAACTTTTATTAATGGTGTGTTGTGTGAATATTGTAAATAAATACTGGTAGCTAATTTACACATCTCAATTTTAGCTTCTTCTATATTTGCACAATCTGTATATTCGCCTGTTACAGGGTTTAATACTTTTATGATTTCTATCACGATATAGCTCCATATCTATTTCCAGTAGCTCCCCACGAAACACTATTTCCATTAAGAGCTACGGCTTTTCCACCTGCTCCAAAAGGTGCAATATAAACAGCAGTTACATAAAGACCTACTGCATTATATCCTGAACCACCTGAAGCACCCCAACCACCTCCACCGCCACCAGTAACTCCTGCACTTGCACTTGCTGAAGAGCCAGCTTCTTGAGGTGCACCGCCATAAGTATCTGCTACTGCTTTTATTGTTGTACCACCACCAGAACCACCTAAACCCGGGTTAGCTCCAGTTGCTCTGGCATTGACTTGTGTTGTTCTAGAAGAAGGGAAAATCCTACCACCTCCTCCAGACCCGTGGTCAGTATAAGATCCAACAGCAAAACTTCCATTAGCACCAGAAGCTCCTAAACCACCACCAGCACCGCCAGCTGTATATGGAGCACCAGTATTCAACGAATTGTAATTCGTACCACCTGTACCACCACCAGCACCACCTGCTCCTCCTAGCGAATTAGATCCGTATTGACCAGTTTGACCTTCGCCTCCGCCGCCACCACCGCCTCCAGCAATATAACTATTGTTAAAAATGGTACAAGAAACACCAAGAGAAATACCAGCTCCTCCATTTTGTCCGCTAGATATGCTGTTATAAGCTGACCCAGTAGCAGAAGCACCATTTCCACCTTGACCCATAATATAACCATTATTGACTAAGGTTACACCATTAGGAAATGATCCATTAATAGTTAAAGCAGCTACGTTAATATCGGTAGAATAAATATAAATACCACTAGCAATAGTTGCAGTAACAGGTGACGATTGATTCCACCCAGCATTTACTGCAAGAGTTCTTAGGTTAGCTTGATTTTGATGAGCTGAAATAGTAAAGTTAAAAGCAGGACTTGCTAATTGTTTACCATAGAAATCACTGAAGCTAATAGCTCCAGTAGGAAATGTACCTGAACCACCAGCAGCTGTGTACCAAGTAGTTCCACGATAAGAATTTAAGTCGTTTCCTCTACCGAACTCAGCATTAATCTGAGCCATTGTTAGAGAACCTGATGATGGTAATGGCATTACTTAGCCTTTAACAGTTCGATTTCTTTTCTCAATTCTACTACTTGCTTTGCTAATTCAATAGCAGCTACAAGAGCAGCGTTACCGTATGCTAATGATAAGTGTTCACCATCTAATACAGACTCAGGAAGAATCTTTTGCATATCCTGAGCAGAAGCACCTACCTGTCTTTCACCTAAATCAATACGAGTATATGTACCGTATTTAACTTTAGCTAAGTCTTCTAAGAATGTAGGAGATAAATCAGCCCAGTCTTTCTTTAAGCGTTCATCAGAGTAAGCTGTTATGTTGCCAGAAGCTGTTATACTTCCAGAGCATTTGATATTACCGCTTCCGTGATTTGTTCCACCAGCAGCAATACCAACAAGTAAAGAACCATTCATAATTTGGTAATGCCAAGTAGCACTATCACCTAAATTCCAATATGGTCCATAACTTTCACTAAGTCTTGCACCTATTGAATTTGCTGTAGTTGCTCCGCTGCCTGCAAGTGCTAAAACACCAGTAAAGTTTAAACCTGTTTGATAAGCATTTGTTATTAATGTTGTAGCTGTTGTTGCAGTCGTAGCAGTAGCAGCATTACCAGTAGTATTCTGATTCCATGTAGGAACAGTACCCGATAAGTTAGCGTATGTGTAGCCTGTACAGTTAGTTAACGTACCGCTAGAAGGAGTACCTAAAGCACCGCCAGTAGAATACTTACCGTTAAATGTATTCCAGTCAGTAGAAGTTAAATAGCCATTAACTGATGTAGATGCAGCAGCCATGCTAATAACACCAGTAGATGATGAGTATGAGACTGGAGCAGTAGCTGAGATAGCAGCTCTTGCGTTTGTATCAGTATACCCTGCTGGTACGTTCTGCCAAGAAGTTGAAGTACCGTTTGTTGATAAGTATTTACCTGAGTTACTTGTTTGAACAGGAAGTACTTTAGTCTCAGCAAGACTTGTTATCCAAGCTGGATCTGCATAAGAACCACTAGAGTAAACACCGTTAGTAACTGTACCTGCATTGCCTGATACGTTACCTGTTACGTTTCCTGTCACATTACCTACTAAAGCACCTCTAAAGTTTTCTGCTTGTATATCAGCTAAAGCAAAAGAAGCATGACTTGTATCGATAAACGCTGAAGCATCTGGCTCTAATGTATAGTTCTTATAAACTTTCCAATATCCATCAGTAGCATCTCTAAAGATACCTGCATGACGATATGTACCATCGTTATAGTTACCAGCAATACCTAAGTCTGGGTTTGATACAGCAGATCCATTGTTAAGATAAATCATATTATCTTCAATAGCTAAGTCTGTAGTATTAAGAGTTACAGTTGTGCCTGAAACAGTTAAGTTTCCATCAATCTGTACACCGTTATTGAATGTAGATAACCCAGTGAATGTTGGTGTTGTAAACATTGTTGCTTTAGATTCATTTGTGACGTTACCTAAACCAATGTTTGTTCTTGCTGCTGCTGTATCCGATAAATCTGATAAGTTATTAGAAGCAATTAACGCACCAGACAAGGATGCAAAAGCTGCTAACCAAGTTGATCCGTTATAAACTTTCATTAAACCAATACCTGTATTAAAATACAAAGCACCAGTAACTAAAGTATTCCCGTCATTATCTACTGTAGGATCTGATGTCTTTGCACCTAAGTAACGGTCATCAAAAGAATCATAAAGAGAAGCTGCACTAGCTGCTGAAGAAGCAGCGTTAGTTTCTGATGTAGCAGCATTGCTTGCACTTGTTGAAGAATTAGATGCTGCAGTAGAAGCATTAGATGCTGATGTAGCAGCTAATTGAGCATTGTATTTAGCAGAGTATTCACCACCTGCTACAGTACCTGAAGTTTTAGTAGCCCAGTCTTGAGCTAATTCAGCAGAAACAATAGAGTTAGTCTCTGCTGTCTGTGCATCAGTAGCACTAGACGCTGCATTAGTAGCTTGAGTAGTAGCTATACCTGCTTGTGTTGTAGCAGTTGAGGCACTGTTACTTGCATTTGTTGCACTTGTAGCAGCATTAGATGCGGAAGTGGCAGCTGCTGAAGCAGAAGATGATGCGTTGCTTGCTTGTGTACTCGCTGTTGAAGCTGAAGAAGCGGAAGCAGTAGCAGAATTACTTGCGTTAGTAGCTGATGTAGCAGCAGCAGAGGCAGAACTAGAAGCGTTGGTCTCACTAGTTGCAGCATTAGTAGCTGATGTATTAGCAGCACTAGCAGAGCTAGAGGCATTAGAAGCAGAAGTACTAGCAGCTGAAGCTGAACTAGCAGCGTTGAAAGCTTGAGTAATAGCAACATCTTTAGATGCAATTGCAATAGCGGATGCCGCTTCTGCATTAGTCTCAGCAGTCTCAGCGTTAGTCTCTGCTGTTTCTGCATTAGTCTCTGCAAGTTCAGCATTGGTTTCAGCTAACTCTGCAGCAGCTTGAGCAGCAAGAGCAGCGTTTTTAGCAGCAATTGCCTCATCTCTAGCTGTGACTGTTATAACTGCTTCTGAAGAAGAATCATTAACAGCATCACCAGCACCACCTGCTCCACGATATATAGCCATTTAAACTTCCTCTGGTTGCTTTGTTTTCTTAGATGTTTTTACTTCTTGTTCTTTAACTTCTGTATATTCAGGATGCTTACGCATTGTGTCGATGTCATGTTGGGATACAAACTCAAATACATTCCCAGTAGCATTATCTTTGAACTTCGCCATTTGAAACTCCTTGTCTTTGTTAAAGACTCCGCAGAGCCCTTAAGAAAGACCCCTCCGAAGAGGGATCAATCAGACTACAACAACTTAAGCTGGAACAGCCAAAGCTACTGCAGAACCGTCACGCAACTCTTTAACACCGAACAATGTATCGGCAGTGAACAAATCACCAAGATATTCTTGTTTGTATTGAGTTTGAGTACGTACGCCCATTTGCTCAACTAGAACTGCGAAGTCCTTGTGACCTAACAAGCAGATACGATCACCGTCAGTTGCAGCGTCAGCGTTGCTAGAAACGAATACTGGTACACCGTAAACGTTACCAACTTCACCTGAACGAATTGTGTTGCTTGAACCGGCTTCACCTACAAAAGCTTGCTCAGTGAAACGCTGAATACCCATCAATGTGTTACGTGTTGATGGAGGAACGATCAAGAAACGACCGTCCATTGGTACATCGCTGTCATCCAAACGCTGAATAGAGCGACGGATAGCTGCGTCAGTCAATGCACCAGCAGTACCTGTGTAAGCAGTTGTACCGTCAGCACCTGAGTAAGCACCAGTGTAAGCAGCTGTACCGTCACCGCCGTTAACACCACGACCCAATTCAAGGATCAATGAGTCAACTTTACGAGCCAAAGCGTAACCAGCGTCGTCTGTGTAGAACTGACGCATAGAAGCCAAAGCTTGAGCAGCTACGATATCTTCGATCATGATTGAGAATTCCCAATGTTGATCGATGTTAACGATAACTTCAGTTGCTGTGTCTGTGTTTAATACAACTTGTGTGTTAGCTGCCTTAGCGTTAGCTGAGCCACGACCCGGTTTAGGAATGTGAACTGCGTCACCTTTCTTACCCTTGAAGCTCATCTTTTTGATAAGGTTTGCTGCTACTAGTTGTTTCTTGTATGTTGCTACAACTTCGTCGCTCCAGACTTCTGGTACGAACTTAGCTGCAGTTGTTACTGTTTGATGTCCTGATCCTAATGCCATTTTTAAATCTCCTAGTTAATTAATTTGGTCTACCTTTGATGCGACCTTCTTGGTACGCTTGTAAGAACTCATCGGCTCTTGCATTGTACTGTTCACGGTCATACATCATTAGCTTCATAATATCTGCATATCTGTAAGTTGGCTTTGATGATTCTCCAGTACCGCCAGTTTGTACACCAGCTGCTTTAATAGCTTGTTTGCGTTGCTGCTCTCCAACTTGTTTAACACCTTCATCAGCTGACTGGATAGTCTGCTCTTTAATTCCTCGTAAGGATTTATAAGTGTCTAACAATTCTAAAGCTGCGTCAGCATCATAGTTATTAGCTGCATCATACAATTGCTTACGTACCTTTGAACCTTGAATCCATTCATTGAACTCATTGCTCTTTGCTACGTCAACAAAATCAGGGTGTTTCTTCTCAATCACTGCTAGTGCTTCTAGTTGCTTTTGGCGAGCTAGTTGCTCTTGCATCTGTTTGAGAACTGGGTTGTTCTCCACTGCCTGATTCACTGCTTGTTTTGGATCGTCAAAAAAATCAATCTCTTGAGCCACAGGCTGTTCTGTATCTTTAGGTTTTACCCTTGCTTCGAGTTGTTGCTTAATCAATTCATCAGCTAACTTCCTAACTTCACCAACTTCTTGGGCTTGTCTACCAATGAGCTTTTCAGCTTCTTGATGCATCTTAACAATTTCCTCTAGGGATTTGCCTTGATACTTACTTGGTATTACAACCTCTTCTTGTAGGTCTTGAGAGTTATCCTCTTGAGGAGTCTCATTGACACTAGTTGTGTCGTCTTGGTTAAATGATTCTTCGTCTTGCAGTTCGATTAGTTCAGCCATTTGTATCTCCTGTCGCTATGCGATTCTAGGATTCTTAAAAATAACTCGGTGTCAAGAGCACACTTATGAGTTACGCTTCTTCTCTTGAGCCAGCTTCTCAGCACGAACACGATTCCACCGGTCATAACTCGATGGGTGATCCCCTGAAAAGGGTTCAAGATAAATGCCACAACCTGTAATTACCTTACTAGCTGTGTCACCACATTCACTACACTCAACAACGGTTACCGTTTCATCCACGAATCGTTCAGTGTTGTGCTTGTCCTTGCATTGAAAGTCAAACAATCGTCTAGCCATTATCAGCCTCTCCTTGAAGCTGGTCGTAGACTTCTCTGCTTGCACTTTCTAGGTTAAGTAACCAATTAATAATTGATAACTCACCCTTCTTAAAATGTAACTGCTCTAAAGTATTAGCACCTTTGATGCTTTCTACTTCAGGCTTCATTAGCTGAACATCTTCTATGAGTTGTTTCCAGCCTTGTGAAGAACACATTGAAAATCGTTCTTCGTAGTAATCTTGTAGTTCTCTATTCATTAACTTTTTCCTTGACTTTGGAGTTAATATGTGTTATACGTGTAACTATTATAACATACTTTTCCCCAAAAGTCAAGTACTTTGTTACATATTTACAACTTTATTTTTATTTTGTAACTCTGCGATTCTTTCATTAGAAGCAATATCTTCTACCTTAATCACACGATCCATTAGCTTCATACGCTTCTCAAACTCATCAGCCATTGGATCAGAAGTATTCTTAGAAGCTGCAGCTAGTAACTTAGCTTGGGCTTCAGCAGGGATGTACTGAGTTTGTACACCAATCTTCTGAGTTTCAGCCATAGCTTTAGCAGCTTCTGCCTGAGCTTTCTGAACCATTGCTTCCTTAGCTGCCATATCAAGCATCTGAGATTGTTGAGCTTGTGGATCTGGCTGAGACATTGCTTGAAGTTGAGCAATAATCTCTTCACGATTTGATAAGCTTGAAGACTTGATGATACCTTGCAACAATACTGGAGTAATTGGGCTGTTGCCTAGAGTCTGCATCAAGCCAACCATCTGTTGTTGTTCGTATTCACGTGCGACCATACCCATAGAAGACACAGGTAAGAAGATAAAGTCTTGAACTGGGTATCTCTCAGGATCAAATTGCATGAATCTCCAAGCAGCTTTCTGAATAAATGGAATCAAGAAGTCTTCTTGGAAGTTAATCAAGGTACGCTTGTTTTTCTTCATCAATCCAGACAAAGCCATAGACAAACCTGCACCAGAAGCTTCACCACCAGCTACCTGTGAAGGCATAGATGCTGAGTCCATAGTACCTGTAGCTTGTAAAAGCATAGACTGGAATGTTTGAGCTGTCTGCATGTTAGCAGGATCAGTGTTACCAAACTTAAACGGCATCATAATCTCGTTAGGATTACCGTTAACTAGTAGGTTCTTACCTGCTTTAACTTCGTACTTCGCACCACGTGGTAGGCGAGTAGCGTCCATAGCCATCATTGGTGCAGTAGTTAGGGCTAAGCTGTCTAAGTGAGCACGAATCTGTGCGTCAACAGCCTTCTGCATGTTGTAGCCCTTCTCAGCTGTACCACGTCCCCAGAAACGACCGGGCATAGAGTCAGCTTGGTAGGCTACAATAGGACGATCTTTCATCATGTAAGGGTTAGCTTCAGCTTTAAGTAGGTGTGCATCGTCTGCAATCACTACAATAGCTTCAACTAAGTCAGCATAGTCATCCATTGCTGAGTCTTCAGGGAATAAATCTACTACTTCACCTTCTTCATTCTCTAATTGCTCTAGGTATTCACGTGGAACTAGACCGTAGTAGCGAATAACACGTAGCTTACCGTCTTGATAGTTTACATCTTCTTGTGTTCTTTCAAGATCTGTGGTAGAATAGCTAGGTTGTATGTCACATTTACGGTAGATTCCGTCTTCCATGCCCTTAACAATCGTATGGAACGACATATATTCTTCTACTGCAACACCTAAAGCGTCGTCAACTGTACGTGCGTTAGGCTCAATAAGGAAGTTACGTGGGTGAATAGGGTTTAGTTCAACTAAGAACTGCTGCTTTTCTGTAACTCCGATAGCTGCTACGTTAGCACCGGGGATTGGTTGTGTAGCTGGAGCTAATACAGTCGTATCTTTGATAGTGATTTCACCAATACCTGTACCGAATAACTCACCAAGTAGGATGATATTATCTAATGATTTCTTAATCTTGCTACGCTTGAAGTCTTCGTGCATTTGTTGCTTGGTTAGTTCTACATCTGCTGGGTTGATATCTTGTTTGTCGTCAACAATATCAAAAAACTCACCACGTCCGAACACTGCTTCACTGATCTCAGCTTGTTTAGCTTCAATAGCTTGTTGCAATGCAGGAGTAACAATACGTGATCTTTCTGATTCACGCATCTTATCTTCAGCAGCCCAGATACCACGGAACAATCTTTCGTATTCGTCCCAATCGTCTAGGTAGTTTACATCACGATGATCTCGCCACTTATCACAGTGACCAACAACAAAGCTAACAATCTCTTTATCAGATTCTGTAACTTCGTATTCTTTATTATCTTCGTAGTTTTCTGCCATGTCTTCCTCGTTTAATAACCGGATATCCAGTCGAGTGGTTCTAAATCTTCTTGATCATCATCAGCAAAGTAACTTGTTACAGCCAACTGATCAATATAACTTAAAGCATCTAGTAAGTCGTCATGAACACCAGTAGTAGGGAACATAACAAACTCGTCCCTAAAATGATCCCAGTCTTCTTCTTCGTTTAGAATAACTTTACCGTGTTCAAAGCGTCCTTGCAAAGCCCAGATAACACGTTCAGTTTTCTTCTTGTTTCCGTGCGTCAAGTCTTCAATATGAGCATACACATTGTTAGACCTCATCAGATCGCTTAAATAGGGCAACACTGCGTTTTTAAGTGATCCTCGTTCTATACCTACACCAGCAGGTTGAAACGCTTTAATGTTCTTTATAATGCGTTGGCAAGTCTCTTTGATATCCCAACGTCCATGTTCGATTTTCCGAACAAACCATTTACCATCTTCTGTGGCTTTAACAACTGCAATAGCTGTCTGGTCAAGTCTTTTCTTAGCCTGAGCATTCATCGATAAGTTCTCGAATCCTGCTAAGTCGATAGCGATGTAGTAGTTACCATCGTTAGGTTCTTCACCGAACTTCAACCATTCTTCTTTGAAGGTGTCAGTACCAGCATTATCAAAGCTTGCTTCGTATTCTTGTTTAAATGCAAATGAACTTAGAG